AGCTTGTACCTCTGGCATTGCTTTAATCTATAATTATGCCTATTATTGCTAATAAAACTACACTATGGCAGATAAAATAGCCGAAAAAGTGCAAATAGAGGATGAAAAGCCAGATTATCAAGAAAAAATTACTTTTTTAGTTTCTACAGTTGCACAAGGTTTTATTTTAACTTGGTGTTTATTAGTCTTATCTCTTGGATATGTAAAACTGCCTAATAAATTATTTGGTCTGGATATTCCAGATCAGCCTAGAGTAGATAGTACATTTGCTGCTGGATTGTTGGGAAATATTTTAGGTGGGCTTGGTATAAGTGTTAATGCAGCACAGGGAGCAAAAAAGAAAAAGAAAGAAGGTGAAAATGGTCTTAATACTAACAATGTTGGTGGTTATCAAACACTTATTATAAAACAACCGCTTGAGATAATAGCAAGCAAACCAGAGGTTATCAAAGTTGACCCTACTAAATCAAAACCATGAAAAAACTACTTCCATTATTATTTTTAGCTTTACCTTTACCAGCTTTTTGTGACATAACTCACTCAATCTCTAGCTCTGTAAAACTGGAAAGCCTATCCGCAGCAACTTCGGCTGACAAAATCGGGTCATCTTACAGTATTAGCGGCAACAACGTCACAACTGTAGATTCAAACTCAGCCGCAACTATCGGAGGATTTGGAACTACAAGCTCAGGAATACCTAGTATATCTTTCCCTTCAGCTAGTCAGGCAGTTAGCGGAGAAGCCTTTTCTTACAGCACTAGCTACTTAGAAGGTGACCAGACAAGTGGTTCAGCACCAACGGTAGGAACAGTTGGTAATTTTAGTGACCTTACTTCCACAAGTGCTGGTTCAGTAGGCACAGCAGCCGTTAGCTTAGATAATCACACCATGACGCTTACAGGTGGCACAGGGACAGGGGTTGTCCTTACAGGTCAATTTGTTACAGATTTAACTGTTGATTAATGTGGAAATTATTTATATTTTTAGCTTTTTTATCGCCCTCTGTTAATGCTCAAGTTGTGGTCCCAAACTTTAATTCTGCGAGTAGCACTTCCAGAACCCAGACCCAAAATAATATCACAGAGGTTATTAGGGAGGTTCGTTATAACTCAGGTTATACCTACTCTGTCACAGGCTCTAATGTATCTTGTGGAAATTGTGAAACTATATCCATGCCAAATGCAACTGTCACCGAAACTGTAAACGGAACATCTTACGAATGGACAGGATTAGATCTTCAGCAAAACCAAGGAAATGCTTTTCAATTTTCAGAATTTTACAAAGGCCCATCTTTAGAAAGCGTCACCGATATAACAAGAACCATTACTTCAGAATCGGTCACAGATACAACAGTTATATTTTCTCAATAGCAGCTTTACTTATAGGACAGCCAGTATATGCAGACACTTCAGCCGTAGCAAATCCTCAAGCCAGTACATCATCCTCAGTATCAAATTTTGCAACTCAAGTGCTTGGGGGGCCATTTGTTGAAAACCATTATGGCAACGGTATTGTTTGCTCTGGGCCTCAGTTATCTATAAGCCCTTATGCCCAAACCAGTATTAATATAAAACGACCACAGGATTATGTTTACCACACTCCTGTTTATAACGAGGCAACAGATTCAGATGGCAACCTTACAAATGCTGGTGAGATTTTATATTTTAGAGAAAACTATAGTGGCAATAAAGATTCAACAGGTTTTTCTTTTGGTGTAGCTGCAACCTTTTCAATACCACTTGGAAATAAATTTCAAACAGCTTGTTTAAAAAGTGCAACAACACAAGAAAAAATCCAAAGGCAAATATTATCTAAGGAAAGATTGAATTATGAATTGGCTCGGCTCAAAAATTGCGGCGAATTAAAAATTAAGGGTATTGAATATGCAAAAGATTCTCCTTATTACAAGCTTTGTGAAGATGTGATCGTAAAACCTAAGATGGGGCAAGTTATACCACATTTTCACAAACTATACCCAGAAACTAAAAAATAGCCCCTCCAGAATCGCCTATAAACCGCCCCTAATCTTGCTTGCTTGTCTTAGTATCCTTAGATTTCTGTAATTTAGCTATGGCTTTCTTTACTAATGGCTTTACTAAATTAAGAACAATGGGAGCAGAGCAGCCAACCAAAGCAAGACTAAAAACGCTAGTAAACTGACCGACTGAAGGTATAATTTTCTCAAAATAAGTAACCTGTTCCCATTCAATTAGGCATTGGGTCTTGTCCTCATTGTAGTAAAACCGTTTAACCCTCTCTAATCTGTCATCATTCGCAAAGCTTTTTACTCTTAATGGTGACTGTGGATCTGGACAAGGAACAAAAAACTCTTTTTCTTTTTTTGGTGGGATTTTTACTTCTGGAAATTCTGGTACTATCGGATCATTTGCAGTAAAAGGTTTTTCTGGTTCTACAGGTGTAAATTTATCAGGGTTATATTCTAAAGGCTTTAGAGTTGGCACATCTAAAACAGGCCATGCAAGATTTGGTTTATCAATAATATCTAATGTTGTTGGATATATTTCCCATGATCTAATTTTAGGAATATATATTTCTTTAATTTGTATTTGTGGAATATCTATTCTTGGAATTTCCAATTACAAACCTATTTTTTTTGGAATAGCAAATGATTCGCCTGTAGTTTTTGGTAATGTGTCTTTCATAACGCTAGGTAATTTTTTTTGTAAATCGCCCATTAGTTTGTTTTTAATCGTTCTTTGGAATTCTGGGGATGTTACATACTTATAACCAAAGTATCCTCCTCCTATTACTGAACTTACCATTATAAATGAGAGAATACTTAAAACATTAGCTATTTTTTGAAACATGATTAAATACCAGATAATTAGAGCTTGCTCAATGATGAGTTTAGTGGTTCTGCTTCTTATAGTAGCAATTAGCCCTCTGTACGTCACTATGAGCCTTATGACAAGGCAAATGCAGGAATCTAAGCGTTAGGATCTTTTGGATATTGTGTCATATTATATTTTTCAAAGTTTCCGTCTTTGTCATAAGTTGCACCATATAACGTAACTAAAGCTGCGGTGTCTGCACAGTTATCAATCTCTGTTTCTCTAGTATTACAAGCTGTCCTCACTCCATCACGAAATGTTTGGATTGCCAAAGGGATCGCTGTATCTTTTTCAGCTTTTCTTACAACGTACCAATCATATCTTGCTAATAAACTACCAGCAGTAGCTTTTTCCTGTGCCTTCAATACTGATTTAACACCTTGAGTAACAAGCTGATCTCCATTTTCATCTTTTAATAAATTACCATCTGAATCTTTTGCATCTACATCATCTAATGCTTTTGCAGTTCCATCGTTCCAATAAAACCTTGAATCGTAAGTTTTTGGATCTTCTTCCTCTGTAATACCAATAGCTTCTTTTTCTGTTTTAGTTGATAATCTAAGCCAGTTTGCAGGGTAATTAATATCGTTGTGGGTAAAAGCCACATCAACCGCTAATGGTTTTCCGTCTAGTTTAAATGCCATAGTTTTATTCTAGTGTATGCCCGTTTATCTGGCACGGGCATTTTTAAATGGAGATTCTGCAAATGCTAAATAAACATAAGTGTTTCCGCTTGTATTAAATGCACTATTATTTGTTCTAATTTTAAAACCATTAGAAAGAAAATCTACTGTAGTAAATGTTGCTTCAGATTGACTATTATTTGGATTTAATTCTTTATCTACTACGTTGAAAGTATTTCTTTTATTATCATAAATATACCAACTTCCTGAGTTGCTAGAGCGTTTCAAAATCAAGAAAGCTGGTCTGAAATTTGTGAAAACAAAAACTCCATCTGCATTTCCGTTGCCTGTATATGACCCAAACTTGCTATACCCTGCTACTTCGCTAAAGCAGTAAGCTATAACTGTATCACCTACATTATTAAGGTATCCTTCTTTTAAATAAAATTTTGTTGAATTTGGTGCTGTATTTCCCCAAGCACTTGTATTATTGTTTTTAGCGTTAGTTGAATCTAGTTGTAAAAAATCTTGTGCTTGATTTGAAAAGTCTTGATGCCATACCCACCATGAACTTACACTACTTCTAAGTTTAACAATATACAATGCTGGTTTAACACCTAAACCATGCCCTATACCATAAGCGACACCTGATCCACCAGCATAATCATCTGCAAAGCTGACAATCGAAAATCCTGCTGAAGCATTTACTTTTACTGTTGACTTTATGTCACCATCAAAATTACTTGATCCAAGAGTTGAGTTTGTATTAACCTGTCCACCCATCCCAGAGTGATAATGACAGTAATAATATAAAGTTGGTGCTGACGCTGCAACTACTATTTTCAGTTGTCTTGTAGTAGCTGAAGAATACCCAGACACATAAGCAGATTCAGTTACACTTGCTCCATCTAATAAATAAGTAACTCCAGTATTGTATGAAGATCCTCCTCCATGAGTTCCATTACTTGTTTCAGATAATTTTATTGGATGTGAAGCCATTGAAGAATCAGCCCCATCAAAAATATAAGTTCCACCTTCTGCAAGATCAAGAGTTACAGCAGACGTTCCAAAATCATCAAATCTATATTTATTACCAGAATCAGAAACAACTTTTACTGTATAGGTTTTGCCATCTGTTTCTCCAGCATCCCAGTTCCATGCGACAAAAGTATCTCCAGTATTGTATGAAGATCCTCCTGCTTGTGAATCGTTGCCGACACTAAAACCATCAGAAGTAAAAGCAGTAAGCATTTGTCTTGTTTGCTCTGCACCTGTTTGGTTTGGTTCTAAATCTTTTGTAGCTCCTCTTACAGTGTCAAACACAGCATGGTCATAACTCTGCGATCTTATTTTTATCCATACCCAATCAGGAGCAAAATTCAAACCTGATAGTGTTTGACTTGATCCATTACCTGTATAAAGCAAAGTATCAAAATGTTTATTAGGTAGCAGTATTGTTGGGTCGGGTAAGTTTGCTGAATTTAGTGCTTTGAAATCTGTTGGTGGTGTATAAGCAAATGCTCTTTGTCCAAAATTTGCAGAAATTGAATGTGTTCCAGAACTGTTTCCATCT